AACACCGGGCGATGACCATAACATTTATATTGACACAGACTCGGTATTCTTTTCAGCAGTTCCTTTGATGAACAAACGATACCCCGATTGGAAAACAAAAGACCAAGATACTATTGCAAGTTATGTAGATGCAATTGCAGGTGATGTTCAAGATTATCTTAATAACTTTTACGATATACTTTCGGTAAAGGTATTTAATGTTCCTGCTGACAAACACCGATTGGAAATTAAAAAAGAGTTTGTTGCAAAAGCAGGATTGTGGGTAGCGAAGAAAAGATATGCACAATGGATTATTATGAACAATGGTGTTCCAATGGATAAGTTGGATGTAAAAGGATTGGATGTAAAAAGGTCATCGTTTCCAAAAGCATTCCAAGAGTGTATGGGAACTGTTCTTATAGATATTTTGAGAGGTAAGAGTGAAGAAGAAATATCAGACTTTGTATTGGCGTTTAAAAAGTCAATGGTTGGTCTTGAAATTAAAAACATCGCTAAAAACTCGGCAGTAAAAGAATTAACCAAATATATGCCAAAAGGAAAAAGACAATTATTTCATTTTGAGAAAGGTGCACCTGCTCACGTTAAGGCTGCAATCTCATACAATGATTGTTTGAAACATTTTGATGCACCGTTCAAGTATAACCCAATGACCAATGGTGATAAAGTAAAATGGGTATATCTCAAAAATAACCCACTTGGTTTAGATGCAATTGCATTTACAGGATACCAAGACCCACCTGAAATTGAAAACTTTATCAACACTTATATTGACCACAATAAAATCTTTGAACGAGAGTTGAGTGGTAAATTACAAGATTTCTATGATGCAATCGGGTGGGGTCAAGTTATATCAGAACAGAGAACAGCAGAAAAGTTTTTTAGTTTCTAGTTTTTTCTTTTATTTCCTTATATTTATACATAAATAGTATCTAATGATATAAACTTTAAGGAAAAAATATGGGAGATAAAAGAAAAAAATATAATAATAGTTGGGAAAACCTTAAAAAAGGTCCAAAAGTAAAAAGTGAAACTGCAGAAAAAAATGCACTTTATAAAACTTGTCCAAACTGTGGAACTGATTTTAGAGTATATCCATCAACTTATGAGAAATCAAAGTTTTGCTGCCAAGAATGTAAAAACGAAGGTCAATCAAAAGGTTTAACTGCTCCTATGAGGCAAGGAACAGGTATGAGTAAAACACGAAAAACCTTATCAGGTAAATATGATAGGTATAGAAATCGTGATGGGGAGTTAGATTTTACAAGACAAGAGTTTTATGAATGGATGGAAAGTAGTTCTTGTTATTATTGTGGGAGTGATGAGACACAAACTCTTGGATTGGACAGAATAGATAATAGTAAAGGTCATAATAAAGATAATGTAGTTGTTGCTTGTGAGTTATGTAATACAACCAAAGGACATAGATTTTCGGTAGAACAAATGAAACAAATAGGAAAACTCATAGAAACCTTTGATATGAAGGGTTGGAGGGTTATGAGTGAAAAGTCAATAAATAAAATGAAAGGTTTATGAGATTATTATTAGGAGATTGTTTAGATAAACTCAAAGAGTTAGATGATAATAGTATAGATAGTATTGTTACAGACCCTCCTTATGGTTTATCGGCTGCCCCAAATAGTGGTAAAAGTTCCAAAGGTGGATTTATGGGTAAGAAGTGGGATTATGATGTTCCTTCACAAGAAATATGGGAAGAATGTTATAGGGTTCTAAAACCAGGTGGTCATCTACTTTCATTCGCTGGTTCAAGAACTTATCACAGAATGGCGGTAAGAGTAGAAGATGCTGGATTTGAGATTAGAGACCAAATAATGTGGATATATGGTTCAGGCTTTCCAAAATCTATGAATATAGGAATACAAGTTGATAAAAAACTTGGTAATCAAAGAGAAGTAGTTGGTGAAAAAGTAAGGGGTGATGTTGAAAAGGCAAAGGAAAACGGTGCTGGTTACTTAGCTGACCCTGCAAATAGAAATAATACCAAACAATTTGGATATGGAACGCAAACTATAACAAAAGGTAATAGTGAATGGGAAGGTTGGGGAACTGCTCTTAAACCTGCTCACGAACCTATTGTAATGGCAAGAAAACCATTGAGTGAAAAAACAGTTGTAGATAATGTTTTAGAGTGGGGAACAGGTGGAATAAACATAGATGATAGTAGGATAGGATTTAGTGAAGATGATGACCCAAGAAACTGGCATAGTAATAGAAAAACTACAACATTTGAGAATACTGAAAACATTTATGAGTTGGGTATTAAAAATGTATCATCACAACAAAATCAACAAGGTAGATTTCCTGCAAACATTATCTTTGATGAAGAAGCTGGTAAAATCCTTGATGAACAAAGTGGTATTTCTAAATCCACAGGTGGTAGAAGTGGAAACAAAGAAGGAGTTGGTCAAAATGGAATATATGGTCAATATAAAGGAGAAGTAAGAGATGAAAATCCTGGTCTTGGTGATACAGGTGGAGCATCTCGTTTCTTTTATTGTCCAAAAACTTCTAAAACAGATAGAAACGAAGGATTAGACCATTTAGACGATAAACTTACACAAGGTATCAGAGCCAATGCAGGCCCTGCTCTTGTTGGTGATGATGAAAGTGGTAGAACTACTGCTAAGAATAACCACCCAACTGTTAAACCAACAGACCTAATGTTATATCTTATTCGTATGGTTACCCCAAAAGGAGGAACAACTCTTGACCCATTTATGGGTAGTGGTTCAACAGGTAAGGCAGCCGTTAGAGGTGGTTTTGATTTTGTTGGTATTGAAAGAGAAGAAGAATATATGGAGATTGCTCAAGCAAGAATCCAATACGAACAAGACAATCCTTACAAGGAAGAAACAGGTGAAAGGATTGAAGTAAATAAAAACTCACAAAAGTTTTGGTAAATCCAAAAATAATTCGTATATTTGTTATATGATAAATGTAAAAGAAATTTTAGAACGAGCCAAAGAATTTAATTCTATAATTCCAGTCGGGTGGAATGATGATATTCATGGATATGATTCTGCACTACTTGGAATAGATGCTGCAGGTAGATTAGTATATTCCAAAGAAAAAATGGTTGAATATTGGATGAAGGTTAGTGGTATGGACTCATCAGAATCTTGGCAATTTTTGGAGTATAATACATTCAATGCATATATGGGAGTAATGACTCCAATTTATATAAATCAGTTTAACTGACAATTTGTCAGTTATATCATTTCGGTATAATATATGAACTACAAACAATAAACAAATAAATTAAAAATAGAAAGTAAAGTTATGGCAAAACAATTAAAGTTTGATGTAGAAGCAAGAGAATCCTTAAAGAAAGGATTGGACACTTTAGCAGATGCTGTAAAAGTAACCCTCGGCCCATCGGGTAGAAATGTTCTTTTACAAAAACAACAAGGTGCCCCACATATTACCAAAGATGGAGTATCGGTTGCAAAAGAAATTGAGTTAGAAGATGTGTTTGAGAACATGGGTGCTCAGTTAGTAAAAGAAGTATCCCAAAGAACAGCAGATTCTGCTGGTGATGGAACAACCACCGCAACAGTATTGGCTCAATCAATTGCTGAAAAAGGATTTGAGTTGGTAAATGAAGGAGTAAATCCAATTACCTTAAAAAGAGGTATGGATAAAGCAGTTAAAGTTGTTGTTCAAGAATTAAATAAACAAGCAATTGTAGTTGGTTCTAACAAAGAAAAAATTAAACAAGTTGCCACTATTTCTGCAAACAATGATTCTACTATTGGAGAACTTATAGCTGATGCATTTGAAAAAGTTGGAACCGATGGTGTAATTACAGTTGAAGAATCAAAAGGAATTGAAACTTCTATGGAATTGGTAGAAGGTATGCAATTCGATAAAGGATACTTATCAGCACATTTCGTAACCAATACCGATAAAATGGTTGCTGCAATGGAAAATCCATACATTCTTTTATATGATGGTAGATTATCTTCTATGAATGATGTTCTTCCTTTATTAGAGCAAGTTTCTCAACAAAGTAAGTCATTGGTAATCATTGCAGATGATGTAGAAGGAGAACTCCTTGGAACACTTGTAGTAAATAAACTTCGTGGTATTCTTAATACAGTTGCAGTTAAAGCTCCTGCTTTTGGTGATAGAAAGAAAGAAATCATGAATGACATCGCAATCCTAACAGGTGGAACCTTTATCACTTCTGAACTTGGTCTTAAAATTGAAGAAGCAACAATTGATATGTTGGGTAGAGCAGAAAAGGTAACGGTGGGGAAAGATTCCACCACTATCGTAAATGGTGCTGGTAATGTTGAGAATATCCAACAAAGAATCCAACAAATCAAATCACAAATTGAATCAACAACATCTGATTACGATAAAGAAAAACTTCAAGAAAGATTATCTAAATTGAGTGGTGGGGTTGCAGTATTGTATATCGGTGCCGGGTCGGAAGTAGAATTGAAAGAAAAGAAAGATAGAGTAGATGATGCTTTACAAGCAACTCGTGCAGCAGTAGAAGAAGGAATTGTTGCTGGTGGTGGAACTGCCCTATTAAGATGTTTATCGGTCTTGGAAGATTTCAAAGAAACACTTGATGGTGAATTTGAAGATGAGAAAGATGGTGTAGATGTTATTTCTTTTGCAATCCAATCTCCAATTGAACAAATCTTGGAAAATGCAGGATTGGATTCAAGTAAAATTATCCAAGAATTATTCAACCATTCAGAAAGAATTGGATACAATGTTAAATCGGGTGAGTTTGTAGATATGATTGAGAATGGAATCATTGACCCGAAAAAAGTAACAAGAACTGCAATTGAAAATGCAGTATCGGTAGTTGGAATGATTTTAACAACCGAGTGTATGGTGGTAAATAAACCAGAGGAAAAGAAACAAATTCCTATGATGCCACCAATGATGTAATAAAATCACAAAAAGATTTTGACTACACACAAAAATATCGTATCTTTGTATCAAGAAAAAAATAAAAGTTATATTAAATCTAAATTATGGAAAAACAACAATTAAATCGATTCGTATCAAAGTATAACCTTGCAGGTTTGGTAGAATCAGTAAAGTGGGAATCAAAAGATGGTTCTCTAAACACATCATTCATCTCTGATGATAAATCAGTTTTGGGTAATGTAACTATGAAAGAATTTGATGGTTCAGATGCTACCTTTGGTGTGTATGATACTACCAAATTAACCAAGATGTTATCGGTATTGGGTGATTCGGTTGATTTTTCAATCAACGACATCGATGGTAAAGCAGTATCTTTGAAATTCAAAGATGGTTCAACCTCGGTAAATTATATGTTGGCTGACCTTTCGGTTATTCCAAATGTACCAGACCTTAAACAACTTCCTCCATTCAATGTAGAAATCAAATTGGATGCTAACTTTATTTCCAAGTTCATTCGTGCTAAAGGTGCTCTTGCAGATGAGAACAACTTTACATTTATTTGTAAAGATGGTAAAGGTCAGATTGTATTAGGACATTCAAACATCAACACAAACCGAATCTCTATTGATGTAGATTGTACTTGTGATGGTGATGTAAATCCAATTTCTTTCTCAGCAACATACTTAAAAGAGATTCTTGTTGCCAACAAAGAGGCAAACGATGCAACTCTTAAAATCTCATCACAAGGACTTTCTCATATTCACTTTGAGATTGATAAATACGAATCGAATTACTATCTTGTAGAAATTCAATCCTAATAAAAAGTAATGAAGGAATATACAGCAGAGAAACTTCAAGAAAACTATACCAAGTTTATTGATTTCGTAAAAAAAGTATTCGCTGGGAATGAAGATAGATTGGAGAAATTACTCCATATGTATTCACCAAGTGAATTGGGTGAGGAGTTAATGTTTGCTCCTGCTAGTGGAAAACTCCACTTTCACTCTGCGTATGTAGGTGGGTATATTGACCACGTATTGAATGTGTGTAGAAACTCTTTCAATATGAAAAAGTTATTTGCAGACCAAGGCGGTAGAATTAACTTTACTGATGAAGAATTGTTTTTCGCCGCCCTTCATCACGATTTGGGAAAACTTGGAGATGGAACAAATCCACACTATACACCTGAGCAATCAGAATGGCATAGAAAAAACCAAAACTCTGTATTTAAAATAAATGCAGAACTACATTGGATGGATGTTACCGACCGTGCACTTTGGTTATTAAACCAATATGGAATTAAGTATTCTCAAAATGAAATGCTTGGAATTAAACTTGCAGATGGTTTGTATAATGATGCAACAAAAAAATACTTTATCAATTACTCCGAAGGTGGTGAATTAAAAACCGAACTACCTTACCTAATTCATTGGGCAGACCATATGTCTTGTAGAGCAGAGGGTAGTGAATATAAAAATTGGTTAGAAGGGAAGAAATAATAAATGAAAGTACATACAAGTAATAAAGAAAAAGTAGAGTCAATCCTAAAAAATACCAAAATAAGTGGTAAGTTTTGGGATTACACTTTGCATTATGACATGGATGACACTTACCACAAGATGAATCCATTAAATCAAGACCATTACTTTGACTTACCCGAATTCAAATGGTCGGATTCTTTGAAAGACCGTTTTATCTTTGATGTTATGATTAACAATGAAGAAGAACGCGAGATATTCTTTAAGATGTTTGACCACAAACCAACAATTAATTCATATATTCATTATGAATTAGACCCGCATCCACTTGAAGATTATGAATATGAGTATTCTCATAAGATTCAACCAAAATATCCAATTTATGTAATTACCAAAGGTAGGTGGGAAAAGACCCTTACGATTGATACATTAGAAGATATGGGTGTTGATTTCAGTATATGTGTTGAACCATCTGAATATGACAATTATATTGCTAATCCAAAAATTGACCCAAAGAAAGTAATCAAATTACCCGAAAACTTTTCAGAGAGAAAACAAGGTGGTATTCCTGTTAGAAACTTTGTATGGCAACATTCAGTTGATAGAGGGTTTTCAAGACATTGGATTATTGATGATAATATTCTTGGTTTTTATCGTTGGAATGAAAATACACAAAAACGAATCAGAGATGGTGTATTTTTCCGAGTGATGGAAGATTTTAGTGATAGGTATGAGAATGTAGGTTTAACTTCTTGCCAATACGCTTCTTTTATTCCATCAATTGATTGTGGTAGAGAGGGGTTTATTGTTAATACAAGAACTTACTCTTGTATCTTAATCAACACCGAACTACTTGATAAAAGATTAGAAGAAAGATGGCGTGGAACTTATAATGAAGATACAGATTTAACCCTACGAGTATTATCCACAGGTGATTTATGTACAGTTAATTTCAATTCTTTATTGAGTGGTAAGCAAACCACGGGTAGTATGAAAGGTGGAAACACTACTACTATTTATGAGTTTGACAAAGAATCTGATGCTGAAAACAAACGATTCACAGGTCTTAAAAAGAAGTTTGATGAACTCAAGGAAAATTGGGGAGACATCGTAACTTATACCACAAGTAGGCATAAAGATGGAAGACCTCACCACCACATCGCATATACTAAATTATTTCATCAAGAATTAAAATTGAAGGAAGGTGTAAAGATGGAACCAAAAGTAAATAACTATAATATGACATTAGTCAAAAAAACAAATTAATATGAGATTACAAGATATTTGTATAAAGTACCGAATTTCAGATGCATATTTGAATTCAAAAGATGATGCTCTTTTAATTGCAGCATCTTCAATTCAAGATTTGATTTCTGAATTAAATCAAGGTGATAGGGGAATTGATGAAAACAAAAAACAATCCGTTATTACAAAAATGGAAAGAATGATTGAGTTCCTTAAAGATGTAAAAAATTCAGGTGTATAATGGCATTTTTTGAAGATAACACAAACGAAGAAGTAAATAATTCGCTTTGGGTGGAGAAATACCGACCAAAGGTATTAAAAGATTATGTGGGAAATGAACACCTCAAGACCAAAGTTGGTGATTATATTGAGAGTGGTGATGTTCCTCACCTATTATTTTTTGGTAAAGCAGGAACTGGTAAAACAACTCTTGCTAAATTAATAGTTAATTCAATCAGTTGTGATTATATTATCATTAATGCATCTGATGAAAGGGGTATTGATATTATCAGAAATAAAGTAAAATCATTTGCATCAACAGTTGGATTTAAAGATAAAAAAATCATTATATTGGATGAGTTTGATTACATGACTCCCGATGCACAAGCAATGTTGAGAAACTTAATGGAAACTTTTTCTAAACATTGCAGATTTATCTTAACTTGTAATTATGTAGAAAAAGTAATTGACCCAATTCAATCTCGTTGTCAAACTTTCCAAATTGTGCCACCTACTAAAAAGGATGTTGCTATTCAAATCTCACAAATTCTTACTAAAGAAGAAGTAAAATTTGAACCAAAAGATTTAGTTCCTATCATTGATTCATCATATCCTGATATTCGTAAAATTATAAACACTTGCCAATTAAACTCATCTAAAGGAGTTCTAAAGGTAGATGTTGCAAATATTATAGATGGTGATATTAAAGTAAAATTGATTGATATTCTTAAATCAAAAGATGACAAGAGAAACAAATACATGAATGTAAGACAAGCAGTTGCAGATTCTCGTATTCAAGATTTTTCTGAAATGTATGGATACCTTTACGAGAAGATTGATGAATATGCTGGTGGTAATACCTCAAATGTAATTTTAACCATTTCAGAAGGTCAGTATAAAGATAGTATGGTTATTGACAAAGAAATAACCTTTATGGCAACAATGATTCAAATAATCGGTTTATTATAGTATCTTATGAATAACATATATAAAATGACACTTGATGAATATGTAAAAGATTTAATTGATAAATCTTATACTACAACTTTTTCATCAAATCCAAATATACAATTCACACAAACAACTACAAACGATAAATTAGAAAACGATGGAAATTAATTTCAAACCATTGGGTGACCGTATTTTGGTTAAACCTGAAGAACAAGAACAAAAATCAAAGGGAGGGTTAATTCTCACAGATTCAGTCCAAAGAGGACAAAAAGTATATGGAACTGTTGTTGCAGTTGGAACAGGTATTTTCTCACAAAGTGGGGAGAAAATTCCGGTAACTGTTCAAGTTGGGGATAGAGTACTTTATACTAAAAATGAGGCCTCGAATAAAATCACATTGGAAGGAGAAGATTTACTTCTATTCAATGAACACGAACTGATAGGATTTGTCAGATAGTGTAAACGGAATGTAAGGGGGTAGAGACTTTTACATTAATCAAAATGTTATGTTTAATTTAATCAAAATGAAAATTTAATTATGAAAAAACTATTATTAGTTGGTTTAATGATGTTATCATCATTTATGACTTTCGCACAGATTAGTGGGAAAGTAGTTGATGTAGATAGCAAACAACCATTACCAGGTGCAACCATCCTCGTCAAAGGTACGAAAACGGGTGTTGTAACTGATTTTGATGGAAAGTTTACTATTGAAACAGCAACCGCAGGAAATACACTTGTAGTATCGTATCTTGGATACACATCACAAGATATTACTGCACAAAACGGAATTGTGGTTGGGTTAACTGCCCAAATAAACGCATTGGAAGAAATCGTTCTTACATCAGGAGTTATTGATGTTGCAAAAGTTCGTGAAACTCCAGTTGCAGTATCAACTATTGGAGCAGCAGAAATTGCTTTAAAAATTGGTAACCAAGAATTCCCTGAAATTATGAACTCTACACCTGGTGTGTACGCAACCAAACAAGGTGGTGGATATGGGGATTCTCGTATCAACCTTCGTGGTTTTGATATGCGTAACACATCTTTCCTTATTAACGGGCAACCTGTTAATGATATGGAAAGTGGTTGGGTGTATTGGTCTAACTGGCAAGGTTTAACCGATGTTGCAAGTGGTATCCAAATCCAAAGAGGATTGGGTGCATCTCGTTTAGCAGTTCCATCAGTAGGTGGTACTGTTTCTATATTTACTAAAGCTGCCGAAAAAGAACAAGGTGGTTCATTATCTCAAACTATTGGTAACGATGGTTACTCTAAAACTGCATTCGTTTACAATAGTGGTAAAAATGATAAAGGATGGGCAACCTCTTTATTACTTTCTAAATGGAGTGGAGATGGTTACATCTATGGAACTCAAGGTGAAGGAACAACTTACTTTGCTGCAGTTGGTTATGCACCCGAAGGTTCTAAACACCAACTTAACCTTTCAGTATTAGGTGCAGGACAATGGCACCACCAAAGAACTTCATGGGTATCAATCCGTGATTATCAAAACTTTGGTAAAGACCATAAAGAAGGTATTGATAGAAGATGGTCATCAGATGCTGGTTTCTTGAATGGTGAAGAATACAACATGAGAAGAAACTTCTACAACAAACCATTGGCAACTTTTAACTGGGATTACCAAATTAAAAGTAACTTGAAATTGAACACTTCTTTATACGCATCTGCGGGTAGAGGTGGTGGAACCGGTCCACGTGGTGGAAACTTCAGAGCAGCTGCCACTGATATGTTCCCATTTAATATCGATTTAACTACACATTACTTGGAAAACAATAGAGGTACTCGTGATGCAAATGGATTCATCAATTTTGATGCAGTTGTTGCTTCTAACCAAGCTACAACTTCTCCTTACACCGGTGCTATTAGTGGATTTGATGGACAACTTATTGGTTCTAATGGATTCCGTAACGATGGTGTAAATCGTGCAGTTCTTGTTCGTAGAGCATCTATGAACTCTCATGACTGGGTTGGTGGTATTTCTAACTTGGAAGGCCAATTTGGTAAATTCAGAACTTCAATTGGAGTTGATTTAAGACAATACAAAGGATATCACTATCGTGTATTGAATGACTTATTAGGTTTGGATGGTTACTACTCTACTGGTAACAAGAACTCTGCTGGTCAAATCATCAATACAACTGTTGATGCATCTCCATTCTCTGATACAGGTATTAGAGGACCAAAAATTGATTACTATAATAATGGTATCGTAGGATGGCAAGGTGTTAATGGATTGGTAGAATATCAAGGAGACAAACTAACTGCAGTATTACAAGGAGGTAAATCGAATCAATCTTTCCAAAGAGAAGATTTCTTTGACCAACCTGAAAAACCAATCTCTGAAACTCACAACCAAGGTGGTGGGTATCTTAAAGGTGGTGCTAACTTAAATCTTGATACAAAATCAAACGTATTTTTTAATGCTGGTTTGATTTCAAGACAACCACAATTCGATGCAGTATTCCCTAACTTTGCTAACAATGTTAATCCAGATTTACAGAATGAAGAAATTCAATCAGTAGAATTAGGATATGGTTTTGTTGGTGATAAAGTTTCTTTCAATATAAACGCATACTCTACCTCATGGGGTAATCGTTTCATCACCACATCATTATTTGGTGCACAAGGTGACCAAGGAACTGCTCAATTCAGAAACATTGATGTACAACACAATGGTGTTGAGTTTGAAGGTACTTATAGACCAACATCTCGTTTGATTCTTAAAGGTATGTTATCAGTTGGTGATTGGAGATATACAAAAGATTTCACATCAGAATTATTTGATGCAAATCAACAATCAGTTGGAACTGGTACTCTTTACTTAAAAGATGCAAAAGTAGGTGATGCAGCACAATTAACTGCAAACTTATCTGCTGATTATCGTGTTGGTAAAACCAACTTTGATATCTCTTACAGATTTGTAGATGGATTGTATGCAGATTACGCAATCACTGATGCAGTATTTAAAGAACCAGGAAATGCTGGAGCTCTTAAATTACCATCTTACGGATTAGTAGATGGTGGTGTATCAACTCGTTTCAAATTATTTGGTAACGATGCATCATTAAGAGTAAACATTAATAACTTATTTGATACTGTTTATATTGCAGAATCAGAAACTAACATCCATGCAACTGCAGGTTCACAGACTTGGAATGGGGTAGATGTTAATAACTCTGTATGGTTCGGGTTTGGAAGAACTTGGAACACATCATTGAAATATAGATTTTAATAATATTTAATAGAGGGGGAGGATTTCCTCCCCTTTTTTATTATGGATATATCAAATAAAATCACAGTAGTAATTCCTTCATATAATGAGGAATTTTACATTTATAATACTTTATGGTATTTATCTCGCCAAGAGTTTAGTGGTAAGTTAAAAGTTATTATTGCTGATGGAAATTCTACCGATAGAACTTTAGAACGAATTTCAAAAGCATCAGAAGATTTTAAAAATCTTGATATACAAATTATCGAAGGTGGTATGGTTGGTGTTGCTAGAAACAATGGGGCAAAACTCGTAACTACTCCTTATATTTTATTCATAGATGCAGATTCAATATTACTTCAAAAAGATATTCTAATTGAAACTTTAAAATATTCAGAAGATTATGGTATCATAACTTGCAAACAAAAATCAACTGTAAGTGGATTTAAATCTAAACTAACTTGGGATATATTTAATTTTGTTAGAAAAATAATGCCTGAAACATTTTGTACCGGCTGTTATTTTTTTATACATACTGATAAATTTAGATTGTTAGGTGGGTTTGATGAAACTTTAAATAATTCAGAAGATTTTTGGTTAAGTAGAAAAGTACCTAAAAAATATTTTAAAATTTTAGATAGATATATTGGTCAAGATGCCCGTAGGTTTAAAAAAATGGGTTATTTAAATTTTTTAAAAATAGTTATTTTAAATTATTGGTATAGAAACGATATCCGATGGTTTAAAAAAGATGTTGGATATTGGGAACCTTATGAATAAAACACTTTTCATTTCAGACGTACATTTAGGTTCAAGGGGGTCAAATCCAACTGAACTATACAAGCTTTTAAATAAAGAACAACCGGAACAAATTTTTATTGTAGGTGATTTTATTGACGGATGGTTATTAAAGAAACGATTTTATTGGACAAAGGAATGTACTGATGTTATTCGTAAAATACTTGCCTACTCAAATAAAGGAACACAAGTAATTTATATCACAGGAAATCATGATGATTTTCTTCGTTCTTATTCTCCTTATGACTTTGGTAATATTAAAATTGTAGATGAGTGGGAGTGGAATGGATATCTAATAACACATGGTGATTTATACGATGGTATTGTGCAACTTAAATGGTTGGGTATTATTGGGTCTTACGGATATGAACTTGCATTAATTATAGATAAAACCTTAAAAAGATTTGGATACAAGAAATCTTTTTCTAAAATGGTAAAGGATAAAGTAAAGTCTGCAGTAAAATTTATTACTGATTTTGAAAAACAATTAGCTTATCAAGCACATTCTCGTGGATTGAAAGGTGTAATTTGTGGTCATATTCATAAACCCGAAAATAAACAAATTCAAATAAAAAATAAATCAATACACTATTTAAATTGCGGTGATTGGATAGAAAATAATTCATATATAAGTTACGATAAAAAGTTTAAGTTACATGTCTAAAATAATAAATCTGTTTGGAGGGCCTGGTATTGGTAAATCATCAATAGCTTCGGGTCTAACTTACAAACTTAAAAAGAAACACATCAATTGTGATAATCCTTATGAGTTTCCTAAAGCACTTGCTTGGGATGAGAACCATTCTGCGATTCAAGACCAATTGTATGTACTTGCAAATCAACATAGAGGGATTGTAAAGAGTTTTGGTAAAGTTGATTACATTGTATTGGATTCACCTATAATTCTTTCTCTCGTGTATCGTAGTGTGTATCAAGGAACCTCTTATCCAGCCACTTTATATAATTCAGAACACTTTGATAAGTTAGTATTAGATATTCATAATCAGTACGATTCAATTAACATTTTATTGGAACGTAGTGATGATGGAGTTCATAATGATAAAGAACGATATCAAAGTTTAGAAGAATCTAAAAAATTGGATAGAGAAATTGAGAATACTCTAATAAAACACAACATTCCTTACCATAAAGTTAAAGTTGGTAAGAATACAGTTAATAAAATCATCAAACTTTTGGATATTACAAAATAAATAACTATCTTTGTACTATGAAAAATAAATTGTATATATTTGGATGTAGTTATAGTTCTTGTTTTGAAATGGCAGGTATTAACAAAGAATATCATATTTACAAAAATGGCTGGCCGAAAAGTTGGTCAGAAATTTTAAGTGAAAAATTAAATACAACTTTAGTAAATAAAGCTAAAGGTGGATTTGGAAATGATGCAATTTTTGATGAATTTTGTATACAGTCTGATAAGATTAAAAAAAATGATATTGTAATAATAGGATGGAGTTATTTAAATAGATTTAGAGTACCTACTTTTTTAAATGAAGTTACTGATTCGAGTGAACTTTCTACTATATGGGATAACATATCAATACATTCTACTACCCCCAATTTTTCTAAAAAAACAATTGAAGAAATTTCTTTAAGTAGAAATTCTATATTATACGAAATTGAAATTCATAATAGGGAAAATTTAATAAGGGAGTATTCAAAGTCAAAAGGATTTAAAGTTTATTTTTGGAATGCATCACATCCATTTGAAAATGAAAATGGTTATTTATTACAAAATATAGAAAGGAAGACCCCCCATGATACCTTCATTCAATTTGTATTACGACTTGGTGGTAGTCGAATCATGGAAGAAACTAATGGAATGATTAATGATAATCATTTAGGAGAAATGGGTCATGTCATCCAAGCAAACTTGTTCTACAATGAAATAAAATTAAATTTATAAAAAAAATAAAATTATGGCACAAATTAACCCAACTCAACAACCCAAAATCGATTTATCCAAAGCAACTGAACTTAAATGTCAAGATTGTGGTGGAACTGTATTTATACCCGGAACAAAGTTTCTTAAATTATCTAAATTGGTAACGGGAACACCTCAAGATGCAATCATACCCGTAGAACTATACTTATGTGGCGATTGTGGAGAAATCAACCAAGAGTTATTACCAAATGAATTAAAATCAAACTAATAAGATGACTATAAAAGACTATAAAACCTTTTTAAATTCCTTACCGGAGGAATTCGATGATTTCCAAATAACTCACAGAGATTATACCGACATTACCGATGACATACTTAATGCACAGGAGGTTGGTGTTTATTCAGTGCACATTGACGAGTCTTCTAAATTATGTTGTAATATGCATAAAGAATCATATGAAATGTATGATGGATTCATACAAATGAAAATGATAGAAACCACTTGTGAATGTGGTGAGAATCCTAAATGTGAATGTAATGGCTAAAACATTATTTGACCACATAAAAGCAATAACAACAGAGCAAAACCCAAAGTATTGGGATACATTAGATGAATCGGATAAGAAAACTTGGTCGAACTACATGGTTCATAGATTTCTTTCGATGAATCCTGATTGGATTGAGGTTCTTTCAGAGATTCAACCATATACTCAAACATTAGAACCAAAACAACTTTACCTTGCTTTAATTGGATTGCTACCTAAAGGAAAATATTACTTAAAGTATATTAAAGGTAAAAAAGAAGATAGTTATGAATCTTGGTTAGTAGATTTAATCAAACAAGATTTCCAATGTACATCAAATCAAGCAGAGGAGTATCTTGAAATTTTATATTCAACCCGAGAGGGTAGGGAGAATATAAAATATATTTGTCAAAAATATGGTATAGACTCAAAACAAATAACTAAATTAAAATTAAAAGTATAAAAGTTTGGATTTTCCAAACTTTTTTCGTATCTTTGTAGTATAAAGATAAAGTTATGGCTAGAGTAAGTTACTCACAATACGGAATGTACACAAGTTGTCAAGAACAGTTTAAGTTAAACTATATTGATAAACTCGGTACAAGTTCTGCTAACATTCACACAATTTTTGGTTCTGCAATGCACGAAACTATCCAGCATTTCTTGGAGGTTATGTATAGTATAACTAAAAAACAAGCACTTCAATTAAATCTTGAAGGTATGTTGAAGGATAAGTTGGTAGAACATTTTAAATCTGAAAAAGAAAAGATGGGTGGTGAACTACCTTGTACTCAAGAAGAACTTGGTGAGTTTTATGAGGATGGTCTTTTGATTTTACAATATTTCAGAAACAAATTAGACAAGTTATATTCTAAAAGTGGATTTCGTTTGGTGGCAATTGAGATGCCACTTAATGCAGAAATAAAACCAGGTGTTCATTTCATCGGTTTCATTGATATTGTATTAGAAGACCTATCCGATAATACAATCATTATCATTGACTTAAAAACCTCAACCAAGGGTTGGTCTCAATATCAGAAAAATGATAAGGTTAAAACTTCACAAATGTTATTATACAAGAAGTTTTATTCTGAAAAGTATAATTTACCCCTTGACCAAATTCAAGTGGAATATCAGATTCTTAAAAGAAAAATCTTTGAGGGTGCCGATTTTCCAATTCCAAGAATTTCTAAATTTGTTCCTGCAAATGGTAAACCTTCTGTAAACAAAGCATGGGATGGGTTTTTGGAATTCGTTAATTCTGTATATGGTGAAGGTGGTGAAGTTATTCAAGAAAATTTTCCACCAAACAAAGGTAAAGCATGTGATTGGTGTGAGTTCAAAACAAGAAAACTTTGTTCAATTTGGAAATAATTTTTCCTTTTTTATAAATTTATATATATTTATATAAAATAACAAAGGAGAGTTATGGCAAATAAAACCGAAACAAGATTAACAACAGTAAAAATCGTAAAAGATGTTTACTCAAAATTTAAAAGAATTTCGTTTGATTCTAATATCACACTACAAAAATTAGTAAATCGTTCAGTAAACAAATATATTGAAGATGAAAATTTTAGAGACGAAATTAACAATTACACCGAATTACAAACAAGTGGTTCACAATTTTAAATCAAAATAAATGACGGAAGTAAAAAAGAAAAAGAAGATTCTTTTATTATCAGATGATTTAAGGATGTCATCTGGTATTGCAACAATGTCCAAAGAATTAGTATTTGGTACATTAGAACATTATGATTGGGTACAATTAGGAGCTGCAGTTGACCATCCAGAGAAGGGTAAGGAAATTGACCTCGGTGAAGATGCTCGTAAAATTAGTGGTATCGAAGATGCTTCTCTTAAAATCATTCCATGGAGTGGTTACGGGGATGCAAATATTCTTCGTGAACTAATTATGAGGCATCAACCCGATGCAATCTTACACTTTACTGACCCAAGATATTGGAGATGGTTGTATGAGATGGAAGCAGAGTTAAGACAAAATGTTCCAATTCTTTTTTACCACATTTGGGATGACTTACCCGACCCAAAATACAATAGAGATTATTATGAATCATGTGATTGGTTGGGCTGCATCTCAAAACAAACCTATGGTATCGTTAATCGTGTTGGTAAGATTGAATCAGAAACAATTAAACCATTAGAAGATTGGCAAGTTTCTTATGTACCACATGGTATTAATGCAAATCTATATAAACCAACTGAAGTACCCGAAGATTTTAGAAAACAAATTCTTGGTGATAAGGATTATAAGTTTGTCCTTTTTTGGATGAACCGAAACATTAAGAGAAAACAGCCATCAGATGTAATTTGGGCATTCTCTAAATTTGTAGATGGATTACCACAAGAAGATAAGGATAAGGTTTGTTTGGTAATGCACACTGCACCAATAGACCAAAATGGTACTGATTTATTCAAAGTTGCAGAAACACTTGCACCTGGTTGTGATATTAAGTTCTCTGACCAACGAATCACACAAGAACAATTAAACCTATTATATAACATTTCAGATGTTACAATCAACATTGCTGGTAATGAAGGATTTGGTTTAGTTACTGCAGAATCAGTTATGGCAGGAACACCGACAATTGTAAATGTTACAGGTGGATTACAAGACCAATGTGGATTTAAGGTAGATGGCAAATATCTAACTGCAGATGATTATATTGAAATAGGTTCTCTACATGATTGGAGAAAGTGGGAAGATAAAGTAACACATGGTGAATGGGTTAAACCGGTTTGGTCAAGAGTTCAAACTATGGTAGGTTCAGTTCCAACTCCTTATATCATTGACGATAAAGTTGATATTTACGAAGTAACTGATGCAATTCGTTATTGGTATGATATTCCACGTGAAGAAAGAATAAAACGAGCATTAGTTGGTAGACAAGAATTTTTGGGTGAAATGGGATTGAGTAGAGAAAACATGTGTAAAACACTTGTCGATGGAATCGAAACCACTTTCAAAAATTGGAAACCGAAGAAAAAGTTTAATGTTTATAAAATCAGATAATGAGTAAACCAATTTTCATCGTTCGCTTTCCTGGTTATTGGACAATGAGTCAAGTTGAAGTATCTCGTGAAGCGATATACAAAATGAAAGATTTAAACGAAGATTATCATGTAATGGTTTTACAGGATAATGAAGTAGAATCTATTAGATTTGAATGTTATAATTCACCACACGAACCAGAAAAATTGGAAAATATAACTAAACTTACTCAAATATCAATTGAGAGATGTTTAAGACAAGAAGAAGAACGAAGAATTAAAGAATTAGAAAATGAATAAACCACTATTAGTATTTCAAGCACCTATCGCTACTCGTTCGGGGTATGGCGACCATAGTAGAGACATCCTTAAATCTCTTTTTGATTTGGATAAGTATGATGTCAAAATTGTACCAACGAGATGGGGGAATACTCCACAAGACCAAATTGACCCTCAAACAGAATTTGGTCAAAAGATATTACAAAATATTGTAACTAAATTAGATAGGCAACCTGATATTTACATACAAGTTTCAGTTGCAAATGAATTTAGAAAACTTGGTAAATACAACATCGGTATTACTGCTGGAGTTGAAACTACCGTTGCACCAAAAGAATTTTTAGATGGTGGTAATCAAATGGATTTGATTATTACTCCTTCTGAATTTACCAAAGATGTGTTGGTTAAAACATCTTATTCTCAAGTTGATAAGAATACTCAACAAGTTTTAGGTGAAATCAGATTACAAAAACCAGTTGAGGTTTTATTTGAAGGAGTTGACACTACAATTTTTAGTTCAAAGTCGTCAACTTCGGTATTGGATTCAGTTGATACTGATTTTAATTTTTTATCAGTAGGACATTGGTTAGGTGGTGATTTAGGACAAGATAGAAAAGATATGGGAATGGTTGTTAAAACATTCTGTACTGTATTTAAGGGTTTACCAAAAGGAAAACAACCTGGTTTAATTTTAAAAACATCGGGTGCAGGATTCTCGGTAGGTGAGAGAGAAACTATGGCTCAGAAAATTAAAGACCTTACATCGGAGTTTGGTGATTCATGTCCTCCAATACATTTAGTGTGGGGTGATTTATCAGAATCGGAACTAAATTCACTATACAACGATGCTAAAATAAAAGCAATGGTTTCATTTACCAAAGGTGAAGGATATGGCAGACCTTTGGCAGAATTCGCAACAACAGGTAAACCAATCTTGGTTTCTAATTGGTCGGGTCATTTAGATTTCTTACCAAAAGAAAATGCAGTTTTACTTGAAGGAGAGCTTAAAGAAGTTCATCCAAGTGCTGCAAATCAATTCTTATTAAAAGAATCAAAATGGTTTACCGTTGATTATAGTAAGGCTGCTCAAAAAATGTTTGATGTTCATAAAAATTATAATACTTATTTAGAAAAGTCAAAAGGATTGAAGACAAACATTCAAAAGAACTTTACATTAGATAAGATGACTCAAAAGTTGGATGAAATTTTATCCAAGTATGTTAAGGTTCAACAAAAGATTGAGTTGAAATTGCCTCAAATCAAAAAACTATAATGAGTTATACAAGACAATATAAATCATTTCTAAAACCTGAAAAGAGAATTTCTCGTAGTCAGATAAAACCAAGAAATATTTATCGTATAACCACTTACACAGGTGGTGACCCGGTAACTAAAAGTGGTGAAGATGCAAGATATGTTTTTGTAATTGGTATAGTTGATGGTAAAGCTCATTGCATTAAATTAAATGAAATAAAACCATTAGATTTTACCAATTTCATAAATAAATTACGAGATAAAAGAATACCAATTGGCTCAGACCAAATGTTAATGTTGTTGTTAAAAAAGTTTTCAGTAGATGGAAAATCTTTATTTGAATCTTATATAAAAAACGATTCAAAAATTTACTCATCAAAGTTGGGTAATTATAGAACATATCTACTTGAAAGTATTCAAAATGTATATGAAATCAGATTTGAAGAAGATTTCTTACGAGAACTATTTAAAGAAGGTTCTACACAATCAACAAGACAAGAAGTAATAACAAATGAAATAAATGAAGATATAGATAATGAATAGAGTATTAATTACAGGAGTAGCAGGACTACTTGGTTCACGATTAGCAGATTGGTTAATTGAAAATAAAGAAGATGTTATAGTTTGTGGTATTGATGATTTGAGTGGTGGGTATAAAGAAAATATACATCCTCAAGTTCTCTTTTATCAAATGAATCTTACCGAACACCCAATTGAAGAAGTTTTTGAAACTTTTAAACCTGATTATGTATTTCACTTTGCTGCTTATGCTGCCGAAGGCCTTTCTCCATTCATCAGAGAATATAATTATGTAAATAACTTGCAAGCAACTGCTGCAATAGTAAATAATTGTATTAAACATGATGTTAAACGATTGGTATTCACATCTACTCTTGCAGTTTATGGACATGGTTATGGTGGTATTTTCGATGAAGCTCAAATTCCAAAACCAATTGACCCATACGGTGTTGCAAAGTATGGATGTGAGATGGATATTCAAATTGCAGGTGAACAGCATGGATTAGATTGGTGTATTATCAGACCACATAATGTTTATGGAGTAAAACAAAACATTTGGGATAAGTACCGAAATGTCTTGGGGATTTGGATGTTCCAACATTTAAACGGACAACCAATGACAATCTTTGGTGACGGTGAACAAACTCGTGCATTCTCATTCATTGATGATTCATTAGAACCACTTTGGAATGCAGCAATAAGACCTGAAGCATCCAAGGAGATTATTAACTTGGGAGGCATTGAAGAAATTTCAATCAAATATGCATCAGAAGTTTTAAGAGAAGTTATTGGTGAAGGTGAAGTTATTCATTTAGAAGGAAGACATGAAGTAAAACATTCTATTCCAACCTTCCAAAAATCAGTAGATATATTAGATTTTAAACATCAAACAAACTTGAAAGAAGGTTTAACACAAATGTGGGAGTGGGCACAAAAACAACCGATGCGAGAAAGATTTGTGTGGCCAGAATATGAATTAGAAAAGGGTATTTATTCTTTTTGGAAAAATAAATAAATGAAAACAATATCATTTGCAGTTACGGTTTGTAATGAAATTTTAGAGTTAACCAAACTACTTAATTTTTTACAAAATACTATTAGAGAAGAAGATGAAATCGTAATTCAATACGATGAACAATCGGTTACTCAAGATGTTTTAGAGTATCTTGATATTATGAAAAAAATGCATGGTTATACTATTGTAGGATTTCCTCTTAATAAAGACTTTGCAACTTATAAAAATAACCTAACCAAACATTGTACAAAAGATTATATTTTTCAATTGGATGCCGATGAAATTCCACATGAAAATTTGGTAAGGTGGTTATCTGACGTATTGGATGATAATCCGGTAGATGTGATATTTGTTCCCCGAGTAAATACAGTTGAAGGTTTAACACAAGAACATATTCAGAAATGGAGATGGAGTGTTAATGAAAAAGGTTGGGTTAATTTTCCTGATTATCAACTTCGTATCTATCGAAGAACCGATGATGTTATGTGGATGAAACCTGTACATGAAACTATTACAGGTTATAACACTTTCTCTAACTTCCCTGCAGAAGAAGAATGGTCTTTATATCATCCAAAAGATATAGATAGACAAACTCGTCAGAATGAATTTTACGAAACTATATAATATATTTGTAAAATATAAAAATAATTTGTATCTTTGTAAAAAATAAAAATATGATATTAGGAATAGTAGGACAAGGTTTTGTTGGTAATGCAGTTTACCAAAAATTCAAAAATTATTATGAGGTAAAAACATTTGATTTAGATTCTTCTAAAGCAAATTCAACATTTGAAGAGGTTTCTGAATGTGATTATGTATTTGTTTGTTTACCAACTCCAATGAATTCGGATGGTTCATGTAATACCGATATAGTAGAGGGTGTTATTAAACAACTCGATGAGATTGGTAAAACAAAAGGTATTGTAGTTAAATCAACAATCCCACCAGGAACAACTGAAAAGTGGAATGAAAAATATAACACTAATGTTATATTCAATCCAGAATTTCTTACCGAAAGAAATGCAGTTTCGGATTATGAAAATCAGAATAGAATTATTTTAGGTGGTCCAAGACCAACCTCAACTGAATTGAAACAAGTATTTTCAAAAGTATTTCCAAAAGCACATATTATTAAAACCAATTCAACCTATGCTGAGATGGTTAAATATACAACCAACACTTTTCTTTCAGTTAAAGTTTCTTTTGCAAACGAGATTTATCAGTTATGTGAAAAGGTTGGTGCAGATTACGATAAAGTAATTGAATATGCAACGATGGATGAGCGATTGGGAGAATCTCATTGGGGAGTTCCTGGCCACGATGGTGATTTTGGATTTGGTGGACATTGTTTCCCTAAAGACCTCTCTGCATTATTACATCTTACAAAAGAATTGGGTACAACTAATAATGTTTTAGAAGCAACTCAAAAAACTAATAATGAACTTCGTAAAAACCGTGATTGGGAAAGTATGAAGGGTAGAGCAGTAGTATGAAAATAACTTTTATATATGCATATGAAGGTGAAGAATGGTCAACACCAATGGCTATTGCAAAAGAATTCGAATCACGAAATTGGGAAGTTGAATTCGTTTCCATAGGTTCTAATAGATTACAAAATTGGAATGATAAAGAACTTTCGAAATGGATTGAATCAAGACCAAAAACTGATATAGTTCTTTTCATGGATTGGGGTAGATTTGACTCACCTTTACTTTATAAAAAATTAGTAGATGCATTTTGGATACAAGAAAGTGGAGATGACCCTCAAAACTTTGAAAGAAATTATCCAAAATCATCTCGTTTTCATTTAACTCTTACACCTGATATGGACTCAATGGTTGAATATCAAAAAAGAGGAATAAATGCAGATTTTTGGACACACTTTGCAGACACACGAGTTCAGTATCCACTTCAGTTAGAACCTGAATATGTTGCAGTAACTACTCGTGGGGTTGGTAGTTCTGAATTTTTAGATACACTTACTCAACATGGTGGTGGTACTATTGGAAACAAAAATAATTTAGGTCCAAAAGAACATACTGAATTTTTAAATAAAGGTAAAATGGTTATTCAGAATTCAAGGTGGGGTGAAATTACTCGAAGAATTTTTGAAGGAATGGCATGTGGAAAACTCGTTCTATGTGATAGATTAAGCGAATCAAAAAAAATACATGAACTATTTAAAGAAGGTGAAGAAATTGTATTCTACGATGATATAGTGGATTGTATTAATAAAATAAATTACTATCATCAGAATGAAGATGAACGAGAGCGTATAGCTGAAAACGGATACAAAAAAGTATATACACATCATACTCAAAAACAAAGAGTTGATTATATTATAAAAAAATGGAACGAATTTAAAAATCATAAATAATGACATTTTCTGAATTTTACGAAGCATCGAAATTTAAAAGTGATAAAGGAACAACACACGACTATATCAACGGATTTTATTCTGATGAATTTACACCTAAACGAAACGATAGATTATCAATATTAGAAATAGGAGTGCATAGAGGTCCTTCTATAAAGTTATTGAAGGATTGGTTTATAAATTCTAATATAACCGGCATCGACCCATTTGGGGATGGATTGCCCGAAACCATGGCAGATGATATTAGAAAAATGGTAGATGCAACGATTATACAAGCCGATGCATATACATCCGAAGTTTTGAATATGTTCAGAGATGATAGTATAGATTATTTAATAGATGATGGACCTCACACATTAGATTCTCAATTATTTTCAATACAATTTTGGTTTCCAAAGGTAAAAACAGGTGGAACTATGATTATAGAAGATATCCAAAATTTTGATATAGATAAAAACAAAATAGATGATTTGTGTAACGAGTTAAATTTAAATTATCAACTTATTGATTTGAGACAAAATAAAAAAAGAAAAGATGACGTTCTTTTGATATTCAGAAAATAATGAGTAAATATACAGCAGTAATACCAACCATGTTGAAATCTCCAAGATTAAAAAAATTGGCAGAAGATTTACAAAACTCCGAATATGTGAGTGAGGTTATTATTATAGATAATTCCGGTAATCTTGAAC